GAACTGCATAGACAATGGTGTTAGGATGAAACGTGATGTATGATTTGCCTTGAACCTTCTGCTTCTTCAAGTCTCTCTTAGCAAACAAAAAGTCACCTTGAATCACACCTTTGATATTCAAGTCTGGTAGATACTTCAGTGCAAGTTTGAGTTTGGTGTTCAAATCACCAGAAGTATCAGCATCAATGTCTGCATCTGTTTTGTAGACTTTAGGATTCTTATTGAATACACCCTTCTTTGCTACAAAGAACTGTCCATCAGAAGGATCGGTTCCAGCAAAGATTGCAGGCGCACCATCCCACTTGACACTAGCACTGACTGATGCATCGCTACTACCAGCAAGCATATCTCTGATGCCTCTAAGAAAGTTGATGCTTTCTCTAGCACCTTGCACACCACCATTTAGCACATTGTCTTCAATATGCTCCATGTGTGTGTTTTTTTCTTCGATTAGATAGGACGAAAACTTTTTCATTTCACACCAAACAGTTTCTTAATATCTTCTACATTGTCTAGACTATACGGAGATTTACCTCTTGTCAAGAGTCTTCCTTGAAGTCTTAGTCCAGCAGAACGAGCGGATGTAGGCTCTGGTTGTGTAGGGAATGATAGTTTACCACCACCAAAACCAAGTCTCATTTCAATCTGAATCTCACCTTTTAGTTCTGGCACATCAAGTTTCAATGGATTTTTACCCATATAGAACAGTCCAGCACCACCCACATTGATGTAATACACACCCTTTTTGTTGTAGTGTTTAATGATAAATGCGGTTGATGATTTGATGTTCTTGTTGATTTTGGCAAGCAGTCCTCTTTTCTTTAGTTCTGCACGACCATCAACAGATATTTTTAGAGGGATACCAGAAATGTTTTTGTGAAACTGAACTGGTTCAATCTTTCTAGCGGCCTTGATGTAGTTGTTAATATCGTCAGTCTTTTCTTTAGCCGCCGCTAACAACAAGTCCAAGTCTTCTGGGTCCATCTCTTTTGCTGGTGTAAATGTTCCAGTAGCCATGTCATAACGAAAAGAACCACCACCCATTTGATCCTTGGCGCCTGCTTTGATTTCGATGTTGAAAGGTTTACCATTATAGGATGCTTCAATATCTCCAGCACCAACATTAGAAAACCCAGCGCCTGGCTTGTCACCAGCATTTAGACCTGCAATGTTCGCCGCTTTCATAGCAGAGTGAACCTTTATTTCATAGTCAAGTCCAGCCTGCCCGATTGTCTCTTGTAGATTTTGATGCTCAGTAAATGTAAGCATGATACCCTCGTATGTTTTATTTACTCACTATTTATAAAATAGAAAAAGGGCTGAACAAAGTCAACCCTTTTGCCCAGGTGGCACCAGTCATTCGATTATTAAGTAGGAATGACACTACTTTATGGAGCGGTTAGAGAGAATCGAACTCTCACATTCTCGTTGGCAACGAGATAGGCTACCCTTACATCATAACCGCATGGTGCTGAAGGAGAGGCTCGAACTCCCGACCTGATGATTACAAATCAACTGCACTACCAACTGTGCTACTTCAGCAAATGGCTCCCTGTGCTGGACTCGAACCAACGACATATGGATTAACAGTCCACCGTTCTACCAACTGAACTAACAGGGAATAATTTGGTGCGCCTAGAGAGACTCGAACTCCCACGCTTTCGCACTAGAACCTAAATCTAGCGTGTCTACCAATTTCACCATAGGCGCAAACTATCACACATGTATTATATAGCCCTCATCGTGTTGCTCAAAGTGTTTAATCGTATATCCAGCAAACTCTTCTGGAAAGTCAATGACATCACCTTTTGCGAGATAGGGGCCACCAGCGGGATCAACCATTGTAATGATATCAGCATGAGGGTCCCAAGTAATCCTTTCATGACTGCGAGAACCACGCCAGAGAATGTTTCTATCTTCTGTCCACTCAAATGACTGTGTGTCACCATGTCGATTCTTAAACAGTCGTCTTGCCATAACTACAAAAATCCTCTGCAATCGCTCTCGCTTCATCATATGTATTACGAGTTAGAAAAGCAACTCTCTTTTTGTCTTCAGTGATTTCCACATGAAACACTTTTGGTTTCGCTGTAATCTCTTCTGGCCATGACTGATCGTCATTCTCCATCAGTTTTTCAGACAACTCATATCTAGCACCAAAGATTCTATATCGTCTATTCATTCTCTGCTTCCCAAGTTTCACTTTCCCAATGATTAATCAGGTTAGAGAAGCCCCATTGCATTGGACTATATTCATTTAGTTCATCTCTGAAGTTTTCAACTTCTTTGATTTGTTCTTCTGTCAACTCTACGATTTCATCGACACCATAGTGTTCCATAACATATTCATAAACTGAATCTGTTACATCTGACTCAATGCGTTCTTCCCATTTATGTATTCTTGGCCAATCAAAACTCATTTCTGAAACCTCACTGTATATTGTTTACCATCATCATAAAATGTCACTGTAGAATGCGAATAAACTTGAATCGCTTCTTCATTATAGCGTGTTACTACTTCGCATTGCCTTGCAGTGCCGCCAGTAGCAGTGCTATTTGAATGACCAAGCATGCCGCCGAGAATAGCGCCCATAGCACCGCCATTTTCTTCTCCTTTGATATTGTTTCCTATGATACCACCAATGATTGCTCCTTTGAGCATGTCACCAGTCTTATCACCAGAAACTTGCTTATCTGTGCATACTTCAACTTGATATGGTGTGCGATTGATAACCGTTTTATAATGATCGGTGACGGTTTCTGCATATGCTGTTGTAGCAAAAGCGCATACACCAAGCAATCCAAATACAATCTTTTTCATCTTTACCTCTTATGAAATGGTGGGTCTTACGTTTTATAAACTGCCCACCGCCCGGCTTGTAAGTTAATGAGAGAGAGGTAGCCGGGCAAACCAAACTCTGAAACTTAGACGGCAACCCACTTCCTAGGCAGGGCTTTTTGATTCTATTTTCGTGACCGACCGCCTCGTATCACGCTTGCGACTAGCGCAAGTAAGCAGGTCCAGTCCACTGAACCGCACTGAACTCTTCAGTCATAACATTGCCACGGGCAGTGTTACGAGCAGGCGCTTTCCAACCAGCCGCCATGAGAATGTCACCAAACTTGAACTTCTTATCAGTTTCGGTGTTGACAACAAAACCCCAAACACGCATCTGATTACCGTTCTCTGTAACTTTGATGTATTTATTACCTACGATCACACCAAGGCTGTCACGAAAATCTTGAGCGGTTCGGCGTTTAATGTTTGCACGGCGGGCCCAATCTTCGTAATCTTTAGTAATAGCGTCAAACAACTTTTCGATTTTCTGGGTCATTACTTCGTTCATTTCTTCACCTCTCTCTTTGCGAATCACTATACTTACTTTATAGCAAATGTTGACTAGTTTGTCAAGGCCTTTTTTACTACAAACCCAAAATAGTATGAGTTGGAACAGAAAAACCTTTAGCCGGATTATCACGCAACCAATCCTTCAACTGTCCAAAGTAAAAAGCGGCGTCTTCCTCACCTTGCTTCTCTAGCAGTTCTTCTGCCTCTTCCGCAAAGTTGATGATCTGTCGGAGCATAGAACCACCGTCATTAAAAACCGCTTTGTTGCGTTTCAAACCTCGTTGATTACTCATCATGCCACCTCTTTCACTTCTTCCCAACCAGACTTCGCACAAACAAACTTCTTGCCCGTGTCATCCTCAAGAATGTCACCAACAGAAATCGAGTGCATCTTATCCAACTTCTCAATCCGATCTTCAGGACCGATGTTACCAACCTCAAAGCAATGCTCTAAATCATCAGCAATAATGTTGGCGACATGATCATAACACTTGTGCATCAAACCAATCTTAGGATCACCCTTCATCAATGCTTCAGTGTAAGCAACACCTTTTACATGGGCTTGAAAACCCTCTTGGTTGATCAAGTCAACAATATCATTGGTCAGAACAATCTGATGAAGTTTCCACATCTTAGACATTAGCAGTCTCCCAAAGTTTACCAATCAGTTCCCAATCGTAAGTGATCTTTTTTGTCTTGCGATTGCGCTCATAAGCCATTTCAATACCAGTGTACTCTTCCAAGTATGCAACTGCTTCTTTCACATTCTCAAACTCTTTGAGACCTGTGTTGTTATTCAAATTTGGTTTTGCTACCCACATATTTTCACCTCTCTTGCGAATCACTATACTGATATATTACCACAACTACAGAATTTGTCAAGGGCTTTATTCAAACTGTGTCCAATATTCGTTCCAAACTTCAGTTGCGATATCTTGAACCATATCCTCACCAAGAAACTCAATATCAGTTTCAAGGATTTCGGCCTTTTCAACCATCTCAGTGACATGTTCACAACCAGTGACAATAGCATCAGCGAGTGCATAATAGACCCGATTTTCCGCTTCAATCCAAAGTTCTTTCATAATAACCTCTCTTCTTAAACAGTCTGCTGGTAGGCTTTATCCCACCGACCAACATGAACATCAATCCAATAAGCGACATCAAAATAGTCAGTCATGTAGTCGCTGTTGTTGTACCACTTAGTGCCTTTCATAGCGGCGACAAGTTCAGTCAGAAAAGCAGTTTCTTTAGTGTCTTTACCGTAGAACTTTTCAATGTGGTAAGTGTTGACTTGCTCATAATCATCAAACTTCAAAGGGCCTTCAGTAACACGAACACGCAGACTACTGTGATTGTCAATGCCGATGCTACCCTTCATATTGTACTTCTTGAGAACCGCTTTAATAGCAGGGGCAAGTTCTTTCTTCTGTTCTTGTGAAATATAAGCCATAATCAAACCTCTCTCATTGCGAATCACTTAACTAACTTACTTTACATTTATACCATATTTTCGGAAAATGTCAAGGTCTTTTTTATCTTTTTTTCCACTTTTCTAAGATTTCTTCTTGCATAGCATACGCTTCAATCTCAAAAGGACGCTCTTCATAAGGCAGTTCCCAACCACCCTTCTGACCTCTCAAGTCTTGAACACAGTGAGTTACCTCATGAAAGATAGCAGTCAAAAGATCATCACCCTTTAATCTGTTGTCTAACTCAATCTCAAACTCACGATCACCGACCTCTGCTTGATAACCATAGACATCATACATTCTAGTGAAGGTAATCTCAACGTCTACTTGCTTTCTCATTCTAGGCATCAAGTATTCAAAAGCAAAGATAGCGGCATCCCTTGCGAGAGCCGCTTTAGTCTTTCTAGCACCATGTACCTCAATCATCAGCATGGTTGTAATATATCAAGTAAACTCACTGATGTCAACCCCACTTGCTAAGTTGTTGAAAAATCGAGGAGTTTCTCCATCAAATCCTGAACCCTTATTCAGCGAATCGCAAAGTGATTCGGCGGTGATTCGCTGACTATCTTTATAGATGTATTGTTGTGTTGGTATTTCGTAAATCTTGTAGTTTTCGCCGTGTCTTCGTACTTCGTAGTTCATGAATCATCCTTTAGTTTGTCAACATATAATACTGTAGGACAGTTGTAAATGTTAGGTGTGTACACCACTTCATTCTTTCTTTTGTCCTGACATTTGTACTCACATAATCTATCTTTGTCAGTACTGTTCTCATCGATATCTTGTGATACAAGTTTACATATTACCATTCCAGCATATGCAAGTTCTATCATACCTTTAGTCCACTAAAGTCCTTTCTACCCATCGTTTTTGTTGCCCATTTCATCATTTGTTCTTCGTTGTCTCTTTGTCCAAACTCTGAGTTGTCCATGACTGGGCCGTCAAGAACATCACCTTGGGCTTCTTGTTCTACATCATACAGACGCATCTTTGCTCTGTCTACACCCACCACAAATCTTTTGTAGAGTGTAGGATCATTGTATCTATTCTTCAACTGCTTTACCATAATCTGATTCAACTCTTCAAGTTCTTCAGTAGAGATAAGAGCAAACATAAAGTCGGCAGTAGCAGGCAAACCAAATGATTCAGATGTGTCCTCAAGTCCAATGTCTGAACTTGTGTAGCCGCTACGAGTTGTCTGTGTTGCAGACACAATAGGAACCACTCTTTCCACCGCAAGTCCTCTCAGTTCCTCTGCAATCGCTTTTATGAGGGTGTATGAGTTGACATTAGCACCAGACTTGATTCGTGATGACATGCAGATATTTAGATAATCAACGTAAATAATATCTGGAATAAACGATCTCTTTAGTCGCAGTTCATTCAATAAGTGACGAAAGTGTCCAGTGTGTGCAGATGCAGTTGGATACTCTTTGACAATCAGTTTACCAGATGTCTTACCTTTTACTCTGGTAATCTTTTTGTCATACATCTCTTTTGACAGTGATTGCAAATCATCTAGTGATACATTCAATAGATTAGCATCAATACGTTCTGCAATCTTCTCTTCTGCCATTTCCATTGTGATATAGAGAACATTCTTACCGTTTAGAAGATTCGCACTAGCCATATGACACATCGCAAGTGATTTACCTACGCCTGTGCCAGCAAGAATAATATTCAATGACTTCTTCGGAAGACCACCTTTAGTAATCTTGTTAAGGTAGTCAATGTCGAATGGAATGCGCTCTTCAATGCGATGATAAAAATCCCACCGATCATCACTGTCATCCAAAAAGTCGTGACCGATGCTAGGGTCAAAAGACACAGAAAGCGCATCAGATAGGAGTTCAGGGATTTCTCCTTTCTCGCTTTTTGTATCGCCTTCAATGATTGATATCGACTGCATGATTGCATTGTAGATAGCCTTCTCTTGACAGAACTTCTCAGTCTTTTCAATAAGCCATTCTTTATCGACTTCTTCTGTGATTGTTAGTTCACCAATAATCGAACTACATTCAGTAAAATCTTCATCAGAAATCTTACCATTATTATCTAGTTCAATGACAAGTGCTTCTCTAGTAGGCAAAGCATTGTACTGTGAAATGTACTTGTCAATCTCTTGATAGATAGTCTTCTCATGTCGTTCTTGAAAATAATCTGACTTGAGATATGGCAATGTACGTCTAGCATAACCTTCATCATTCAGAAGGTGCTTCAGCACCATCAGTTCGATTCGCATCAACAAAATCCCTTAGTAGTTCGTTTAGTATCTCGCCAAGTATATCAATAAAGTCTTCAGATGTCAAGTCAAGACCTTGTTCGTTTTTGACAGTGATAAAGTTGAAACTAACCTTTGCGTCATCGTCTTCATCCTCATCCAATCTTAGATTGTCATATTGAAAGACAACTCCTTTATATGGGCCGTCTTCAACTTCAATACACATCAAGTCTTCATGAAACGCATCTTTATGTTGAATGATATTATACTGAGTCATCGTTCTTCTTTCCACCCAAATAGTTTACATATCTAACTTCTTTATGATCTTCCTTTGCTTCATCCCAACTGCGCTCTGTTATCCAATACGCAGTGAATAGTACAACAAAAGCAATGAGACCATATAGTGCTTCACCGAAATACTTGTCGCTAACAACAAGGAAAGAGTATATCAATCCACACAATGCGAGAAGTGTGAATAGATTTTTACCAAGTTTTTTCAAAAAAGTTATCGTCATTGCACAACTACCTCTTCATCATTTTCTACTACTTCTTCATCTTCATCACGACCATACATAAACTCTTTATGAGCCGCTTCTTCTAGTTGAGCCATTACTTCTTCTGTGAAGTACTTCTCAGGGTCTTCATTGATGTTCTTACCAAACACCTTTGTACCATCAGGTAGTTCGTAACGAGTTGATACCTTTTTGATGATATCATACTTCTCTGCAAGTTCTAGCAAGCCATAGTATCTGTCTAGACCAGTATCATAGGACAGTTTCACTTCCACTTTCTTGTTCTCTTTAGTGAAGCGAGACTTGTGCATAGTGACCTTGATGATATTACCAACAACATCAGTACCATCTTTGTCCTTTTTCTTACTAAGCATAGCAATGGATGAAGCGGCGTATTTCAATCCACTACCACCAGAGATTTCTTTAGTAGGTATGTAAGCACCGACCACATCATAGACATGATTAGTTACAAGCAGAGGCACATTCGCTTTTGCAAGTTTCAGAGATAGAACACGGAAAGTACCACGCAATAGTTGAGCCTTTGTCATGTCTCTTGCTTGCTTACCAGAAGCAGTATCTTCCAGTTCTTTTACAGATGATAACATACCAAGTGAATCAAGCACCATCATCATAGGTGGTTGTTCGCTACTATCATTGTATGAATCAAGCATACGAACAGCATTTGTCCGAAACTCTTCAATAGATTGTGGCTCACTGATAACAACTCTATCTACATCAATGCCTCTAGTGGTCATCATGTTCTTAGTAACAGCGGCTTCTGTATCAAAGTAGATAACACCACCATCAGGATTATCATCAAGAAACTGCTTGATAACACCTAGAACGAAAAAGGTCTTACCAGTTGCACTTTCACCAGCGAATGCTACTATCTTATTATTAGGCACACCCCCATACAGACTACCAGACATAGCCGCATTGAGAATGTATGAACCTGTATCAATAGTTCCAGAAAACTCTGAACTATTCTCACCACTGCTGGCTACATGTGTATTATCAATACCAGCAATCACATTATTAAGAAAACTCATCCTTTATAAACTCCATCAAGTTTGTCACTAAATTCTTCGATCTTTGTCATGCGTAAATCCCCCGGCCAGTAGATGTAATCCTTGTCAGGATTTGCGGCTAGATTGTTTAGCAATGGCTTTATCATGTTATACAGAGTATCGCATTTTTCTTGCAGTTTGTCAAGCCCTTCTGTGGTCGATGCGACAGTTTCTTTTGCTTGTTGTACAACTGCAAGTTCTTCTTCTGTGACGGCTGTGAAACCGAAATCGAAATCAGACATATCCTTCTCCAAGTTACTCGAAATTTAATACACTTTGACCCTGTGGTAAAGTGACTTTTTTTGGTTTAATATATTTTGTATCCATAGTTTCTTTCACTACATCACTCATGAAATCACCAAGTTTTGTTATATCACAATGCAATTTAGTTCTGACGAATATTGTTTTTCTCCATGACTGTGCTTTGGTAGTTATGGATTCTATTTTATGGGGGATGTGAGACATAAACATCACAGCACCATTAGGAACAGGACTTATCTTCAAAGAAGACCCCATTGCCAACTTTCCACCCCAAGAGTCATCCCATGTTGTATGTGGATAATATACAATGCTTAAATTAACCCCATCATTATCGACATGATAATGAGGCTCTGTCTCGCTAAAAGTGTTTGGCGCTTTTGCTAAACAATTTATCCAATCCATTATGCGTATATCAAATGTAAACATCTCCATAAACTCTGGCGAATCATAAAACATATGTTGAACCATTCTGTCTCTAGCATCAAGAAAAAGAGGAAACAGTGTGGGATCAGGACTTTCATTAAACGTCTGTGTGTCTAATGACCCCATTCTACCATCCAATTTATATTTTATTCCATCGCTGGTATAGTTCTCTAAGAACATATGTGTAGTAGGAGAAAACACATTTTCAAAAAAATATACTCCCTTAGTCATTCTATGGCAAATCATGTAAAAAAATTCTCCAGTGTTGATTTCTTTTCGGTACTCCATCCGATGACATCAAGGATAACCTTCAAAGGCTCAGTGAACGCTTTAGCGAACTGTAGTTCGTAGTCAATGAACTTTTCAAGTCCAAACTCAGATGGAAGATTGTTGATGATTGAGATGACATTCTGTCCAGTGCCATTCGGCTCTTTGAGATAACAGAACTTAATCTTCTCACCATCTTTGATAGTCGGATACTTCTTCTCCAATCCGTTCTGACGAATGAGATGATTGTATAGCAGTCCACCTCTTACATGGATAGGTGTTCCTTTTGCTAGGACGAGGTTGTCTTTATCCTTACTATCATATTTATTCAAATCAGACAGTGAGCGAGGGAAAGCAATGTCCTCAAACGGTAGAGACTTGAACTGCTCTTTGAAGTCGGCGATGAACTTCTGAACAGTCTCTTCATCCTTGTTCAGAGTAATCTCAATCGCTTCCTTCAGAGCGTCACGACAAGACGCAGGCGTTGAAGACTTGACAGTTTCGATACCCATCATCTTTAGTTTAGGTGTGGAGAAACGAACACCCTCACTATCGTGAACATTCAGCATATATCGCTTCTTAGCAGTCCATATACCCTTGTCAGCAATCACCTCACGCTTCATGAACATCTTCTGTTCATAAGCATTCATCATATCAGCAAGGTCTTGATAAGCCTTATCAATAAAAGGTTCAACCTTCTCTGTAGCAACTCTGTCGAGGAAGTCAACCACCCTCCCACAGTAACTGTCCTTCGACTCCTCCTCTCGCTCTCGTAGCACCTTATCAACCAACCTGTCAAAAGTAATGTATACTGAATCCGTATCTGACGCAATAACATAGTCTTCATCCTCCGTATCCAACAGTTTGTTCAAATATTCATTCAAGCGTTTCTCAATCCACCGAATAGACAACTGACCAGATAGTGTGATAGATTCCGCTTGTCGTACATCAAAGAACCGAAAGTATTGATTACCAAGCGCACCATAAGCAGAGTTCAACTGAACCTTCTTGGCCATTTGCAAGTTCTTATACTTGGATATCTTCTTCACCAGTTCATTCGATTTAGATTTCTGAAGTTCTTTCTCCGCTTCAATCATCTGTTTCTTATAGAGAGAACGCTCATCATACATTGTCTGCATCATCTCAGGAAGGAAGCCTTGGAAGGTTCGGTTATAATAGTGTCCATTTGCAGTCAACACCATGTCTTTTGGACACTCTGGTGTCTCACTAGCAATCAGTTTGTCAACAGATGTCTGTGCAAACTTACCCTCAACGAAAGTGTCAGGCGAGATATTGTATTGCATAATCAGGTGTGGATACAGCGAGTTCAAGTCAAACGACACCACCCATTTGTGTTGTCCAACTTGCGGGTCTTTGACATAAGCACCAGCATACGCTTGCGTCTTGATGCTAGACTTCTTTGGTGGTATCACCATCTTCTTCTTTAGAAGATAGTTGTGAATGAGAACATCCCACAGACGCACCTGTGTGAACACATCGTTGTAGTTCACCTTTGCATCGTATGCGATAGCGAGAGCCATCTCAATCAGTTTCATCTTGTCATCAATACGCTCGACAAGTTCCACATCCTTGATGTTATAGTCAATGAACTTCTGATAGTCAGTTCGATACAACTCATGCAGTGTTCCAACCTCAGAGTAGTCGAGTTTCTTCTCACCAATCTCTATATGAGCGATATGGTCAAGTCGATAAGATTCTTGCTGTGAGTATGTGAACTTACGATAGAGTTCAAGATAGTCGAGGATAGAGACACCAGCGAGTTCATAGCACTCTTGTTGTCTGTTCCATTGCTGTATATGTCGATAGTTCAGACTACGATGTGGAGACATCCTTTGAGCCATCTTCTCATCGAACAGACGAGTGATACGATTGACAAGGTAGGGAATATCAAAGAAGCGAACATTCCAACCAGTGACGATATCAGCATCAAGTTTTTCCCACAAGTCGAGAAACTTCATAATCAATCTGCCTTCAGTCAGACAGTTGAGATAGCGAACATCATCTCTGGTATTGTGATACTCACCAACACCAAGCACGAACACCTTACCATTCATCTTTACAGTGATAGCAGTGATAGGTTGTTTAGCATCAGACGGCTCTGGAAATCCTTCCTCAGAACCAACCTCAATGTCAATGTTAGCAACACGAATGTGTTCGATATCGTAATCGTTACCATACTCCTCATTCAGACAAGCATACTCGTACAGGTTTGAACCATAGACGGTAAACCCATCGACATCAGCATATCGCTTGACGAAATCTCTTGCTTCACGAATAGAGCCTTGGACAACTGGTTCAACAGGCGTACCATTGACAGTCTTCCAATCACTGTCTCGCTTGCTTGCAAGATAGAATGTGGGAGAGTATGGAATCTTGTCTACAAAGCGCCGACCATTATCATAGCCTCGGATGTAGACAAGATTGCCACGAGTGTATGTGTTTGTATAGAATCTCATGCTGTAGTTATATCAAAATCCATACGAAATGTCAAGACATTATTTCAAGTCTTCAACAGTTAGTTTTGGTAGCGATGAGATACGAGACTTCATCTCAGACATCTCTTCTTCTGGCAAAGGAATCATACCAGCATCAGCAAGAACACCATCATCTGTCCAATGCTTCGTCCACTCTTTCATGTATTCTTCAATGCCTGGCACTACACCAATATGATTGTGCTTGACATAGAAGTAAAGCGCACGACTTGCTTTGTATTGTCCGTCAGCAATAGAGTCGAAAGAAGGCTCAACACCATCTAGCACAGCACCTTGTATTGTGTCAGAGTTTTGATCCAGATATGAGAAGCCGAAAATACCAAACGCTTCTGGATCGTCTTGTAGTTTCTGAACAATCAGATTGTCTTGCTCACCAGCCTCGATGTATGCACCATCTGTTCTCATAGCACGACAAACTTTTGCTTTCTCGCCAGCAATCTTCAATGCTTTCTTAGCAAGTTCATCTTTTCCGCAGTAAGCCTTCTCATTAATCATCTCTACAAAAGATGCTCTTGTTCCAGAGGTCGTTGGCGGACCCATGACTTTGATTGGAATATTTGGCAAGTCTGGATTGACTTGATTCCAATGTGTGTATGGATTATCGATCCAAGTGCCGTCTTCTTGTGGAATCTTAGCAGTTAGTGCTTTACCCAAGTCTGCACGACTGATTACAAGTTGTGGTGCTTTTCTTGAGTTAGCAACAACGATACCATCGTAACCAACTTTGATTTCTGTCAAATCAACGCCTTGTGCGTTGCAGTATTCTAGTTCTTTTACCTTCATACGAGATGAAGCATTTCCAATGTCGATGTATTGAGTGCCAACACCTTGACATACATTCTTCTTACCTACAGATGATCCACCAGATTCTACTACTGGTGTTTTGATTGCAGGGTTGTTACCTAGTTTTTCAGCAATGATTGTTGCAAATGGAAGGACTGTTGATGAGCCAGCAATGCTGATATAATCTCTAGCATGAGCGGCAGTTGAAAGCATCATCATACTAAATAATACTACGAGCGATTTACGCATAATCGTTCTCCTATTGTTAAGACAAGAAAAGAGGCACCCATCTTCGCACTTTGGTGTCTCTTTTCGTATTTAGAACTTAGACTTTTTTTGCACAAATGTTACAAAAGTTAATCCATCATCTCAAGTGCAAGTTCAGTAGTTTCAGTCACACGCCGTGTCCAACCTCTACCAAATGTGGCGAAAGTTTTCAGACCTTCATAGTAAGTTTGTCTACGATGTTGATATTCGCCGATTGCTACTTCAACACTGTTTTCCTCTAGATACTCAGCAAGTTTACCTAGTGTGCCTGGTCCGATTGCGCCGTCTTGTCCAGCACCAACTAGTCCTTGTAGATACTTCGCCGCACGACCTGTTCCAGCATTGATACCAAAATCAAATACACAAAGGTCTAGACCAGAAGGCAAGTCATCACCTTTCACTCTATCCCAATAGTTCTTCTTGTAGATAGGCTCGACATCTTCTACTGTCAAGTCTTTCATATCTTTAGTTCCACCCCATTCTTCCCAAACTCTTTTCGTGACACCAAGATTGGTTTCACCGCCTGGGTCGTCAGGGTGATTAACATAACCACCTTCGTGATGAAGGATAGTCTCTAAACATTTCTGCCAGTTTTCTGCCGCCATTATACATTCTCCTTATAAAAAAATAGGGGGCCTTACACCCCCTATTTAGAACTATTTGATTTCAATCAGCCGAGGCTTCTTTTCTTCTGGAATAATACGCTCAAGTTGAATGGTGAGCATACCGTTTGTCAGTTCAGCATCTTTCACTACGATATCATCAGCAAGTGTAAACTTACGGTCAAACTTCTTCATAGAGATACCTCTGTGAATCATTTCGCTAGTTTCATCAAGTTTATCGTATGTAGAGCGAACTGTGACTTCACCTTGTTTATACTCCACTTCAACATCTTCTTTGCTCAGGCCTGCTACTGCCATGTCAATGTAGAAGTCTGTCTCTGATTCTTTACGAATGTTGTATGGTGGAAAGCCTGTTGATTGTTTTTGGTGTTCAGCATATCTCTGTAGATTGTCGAACATTCTGTCAAAACCAACGGCATATGGGGTGAGTCGATTAATATCGAAAGTAGTTAAATGTGTCATTTGCTAATCTCCTATTAAGCAAGATTGTTTTGTAAATAAGCCCATAAAGGCGCTTACGACTTATATATGCATCATTAGCATATATTTCAAGAGTTCTCTGATATCTTTTTTGCTCTTTTATCAAGATATGTTGAGAACAAGATTTCGTAAAGATTTGGTTCAGAATAGTCAGGCCCTTTCAGCACCTTACCATCTTCACGGTAGATTGGCTTACCGTCTGCACCAAGTTTACTCATATTACTTCTTTGCACTTCAGCAAAACATCTGTCTAAATCGAGGCCAAAAGCGTGACCAGCCCCATAAGTGACATATAGAATATCAGTGAGAGCATCAGCAACCGCCACGATATTCTTGGCTTCAATGGCTTCTTTAAGTTCATCAAGTTCCTCTTCAATCAACTCAATCCTCAACTGCTGTGTGGATTCATCTGGAAACTCAGGCTCTTCTTTTACCTCTTGCCCAAATGCATTCATAAAGTCCTCTACACTACGAAAGTTAGAGTATATCAATCTTTTTTCCATAATCTATTTTTTCTTCCCAATATTATACTTTGCTGTCAGAATCCATTCGTCTTTTTCTTTGTAAGGTAGCACCTTGATTTGTGATAGTGGTGCTACAGGATCAGAAGACTTAGTGTCGTCTACCAATCCAATCAATCCCCACTCAGCAAGCAGGTTAGCAATCGTGTTACGTCTTGCAATATCGTCTTCAGTAAAGTTGCTAGGCTTTCCGTCAAGCGCAAACAACTCTTTGAAGTGTACGATATAATACTTACCTTGTTTGTGAAGAATATGACAAGACTGATAGATTGTCTTGTCTTTGCGTGATGCGACACCGATACGAGTTAGTGTTTCTCTAATCTTTAGAAAATCATCGTCTTCTTTTAGTGTCACCTCTACGAGATTACTAATATCAACCGTCATTACTCCCACCTTTTTCCAGTGTGTTTCTTATTATTGTCAACTGTTCTGAAGAAAGGATAGATAAGGCTTGAAGTGCTTTAGCATCATTGTAACCATAATATTGCTTCACCATAGACAGATCGCCTTCATCATCTTTCTTCACCCATTTAGCAAACCTTTTTTTGGGTCTAACAGTATTTAGTAAATACTCGAACTGAAGGAGATTGTCTGTTTCCCACCGCTTGTTCATCTCGTTAGCGGCGCCTATAGTGTCCATATGATAGGACAATGCACGATTTGTCATAAAGACAGAGTAAGACTTTTCAGCAAGATAATCGTTCTCTGTACCTCGCATGATATTCTTCTTAGTCGTATTGATGGCGTTTACATAATCGAATGGATTTGTCATTACAATAATATATCACTCTTTGATCAAAATGTCAACCCACAACTCTCATGCGATAAGCAATCGACATTCTAGGTTTGTTTGGTATCTTTGGCGCTAATCCTCTATGAAGTTCCTTAGAGTTGAAATATATGAAGCGACCTGGCTTTGGTAGAAGACTATCAATACCACCATCATCATTCTGAATCTCTAGTTGTCCACCCCAATCATCAAACCATTCATACATTGGATAAAACATAATCGTTCTGCTTGAACCATCATCAGGACTAATCATAACGTCTGAATGCCAGTCACCATCCATACCCTGTAGTTGTAAGTTTGCGTCAATAGCGATCAACTCAAGTTTTTCTTCTGTATAAAGATTGAAACAGAAATGCTCTAATACTTCCCAAAAAACATCATCAACATCACAGTTTGTTACTCTTAAACTGTTTTCTTTATTAAATAATCTATTTCCAAAGAAAAAGGGTAGATTACCAACTGACAGTTTTGATTTGTGTGGATATGTCACTCTGTTTGAAGTGTTTGTGTATTCCCATGGTATTTGAACACTAGCAATATAAAGTTTGACTAGAAAATCTGGTGTAAAGTTATTATCAAATACTTTAGTTTGCATTATTCAACTCCCATATTAAAAGCAATAATATACCTATCTTTATCACTATGATGATAGTTTACACTGTGTAAAAGCGTTGAGGGAAAGATGACAATCCTTCCAAACTCACTATTTTGTCTATAATGCGTGTATTTAGCAGACATACTATTAGCAAAAAAATCAGTCTCACCTATGCTTGTCAGATACAATATTCCAGACAAGAGATTATTATCATAAATTACATCTGCATGATTATGCATAGAATGAACTGCATTCTGATTGTAAATAGCAGTCCAGTATGTTTTTAGGTTGACGTTCAGCCCATTTTCTTTGAATACGCTTACAATCCCATTCTCAAAAAGATTTTCAAAGGATTTGATTTTTACTGGACTGGACCAGTCTGTTGCATATGTCTCTGGATTCTCTTCTCTTGTAGCATCACTTACAAGTTTGATTTTATCCTTGTTAGCATGAACCTCTTGTAGAACTTCTTGAGCCGTGTCTTGAGATACGGACATGGTAATCATTTCGGTATAGAATATTTGATCTACGTTCACACCTGTAATCATTTCCACTCAACCTCTACCATCAGTTCAGTTAGACAAGCCATGATATTGATCTCTTGATCAGCAACAAAAGCAGACTTGTATTGATAGTCAGCGATTGTCACAACTGTCTGTGGTATGCTCTGAGGCTGAATGTATTCATTCATACCTTCATAGATTTTACGAAAGAGTGGTGCTACATCACCATCAACATTCTGTGCAACCCATTTACGAACCGTGCTGAACTCTTTGTTTCTCAAAGCCTCGATGAGAGAGTTTAGATTCTTGTCGGAGAAAGTAGACAGAATACCAGTATCGATAGTACCAGTAGCAGAGTATCTTTGTAGTTCATTGAGTACTCTACGATTGTCTGGAAAATATTTCTTGACAACTTCTGCTACAACCTTATTGTCATATGTGACTTGTTCTAGCAATAGAATCTTTTGTATTCTCTGAAAGAACTCTTTAGCCATCTGTGGTTTGTCAGCATTGCTAATCTTGAACTCAATCACAGAACATCGACTTTGTAGCGGTGCAATAATCTTGTTGACAAAGTTACAAGTAAGAATGAATCCACAGTTGTTGCTATACTCTTCCATGAAGTTTCTCAGTGCTGGTTGTACAGAGTTAGCATTGAGATAGTCTGCTTCATCTAGAATCACATACTTACGTCCACCTGAAAAAGATACAGATGACGCAAAGTTTCTCAGTTCATTTCTCAGAACGTCAATAGAACGTCCTTCATCAGAACCGTTGATTACGATATAGTCGCAGTCCAACTCTTCCAACATGGCTCTAGCGATAGTTGTCTTACCAACACCAGCAGAGCCAGTTAGAAGGAGGTTTGGAATGTTTTTGTTGTTCACAAAGGTCTGAAAGGTTTCTTTCAGAGAGGGTGGCAGAACAGCATCCTTTACCATCTTAGGACGATACTTTTCTACCCATAAAAAATTATCACGCATTACATTCCCATAATATAAAAGTTTGACTTATTGTTCTGTGGCTTCCGCTGGAAGATCAGCTACAGATTGACCAACTGGGTCTTGTGCAGGTTGATCTTCTTGAATTTTTTCGATCAAGAACTGTCTTACTGTTGCTACACCAGCTAGTTCTTGCCCTTCAAAGGCGCCACGTTTTGTACAAACATCAATGATTTGTACCATATTTGCCATCATTTGAGGTTCTACTTGTGCCATTTTAGTTATACTCCGAATTTGTTTCTGTTGCGACCCAGTACTCGATATAGCCTGAGATATTTTTAAAATGAGAGATACCAGCTTTAGATATTTTCACATCGTAATCGCCAGTGATGAATTTAAGATTTTCAGTTTTGAAAACCATGTTGAATACGTCACCATTGCTAGGAGCAACATCACGACTGTATTCATTTGATGTTGGGTTCTTTGTGTCAGTAGCGACAAGAGAAATACCCATCGTACCACCACGAACAACAACTTCTGGAAGACCCAGTTGATTAGCCGCAGATACTACTGCTTTCAAATCATCAGCCGTAACAGAGAATACAATCTCTGGATCAGGCATATCAATATTCTTCTCTGGTGGTGATGTCACCATAGAAGGATCAGTATATGTATATCGTGAACGTGACTTGTTGTGTTCATCACGAATTGTCACATCCATTTCACCAAATGCAAAGTCAGCATTATCAAAGAGACTTGCAAGTCCAAGGAACTGGTTCAGTTCATATATAGCAAAATCTACTGGAAAGGTTTCTTCCACCACCGCTTGAGCAAGGATGTTCTTTTGCTCACTTACAGTGCGGATTGTGTTTCCTTGCTTGAATGCAAGAGAAGGATTAATGGTTGAAAAGTTCTTCAACACATTCATCGTAGCATCACTGATTCTCATCATCATTTACCTCAGTTCTATTTTCAAGTGAATCAATATAAAGAGCCATTATAGCATAGTGGACGACCTTGAGCAAGTCATTTCTGTTCTTACCGTCCTTCTTTCCGTATCTCTGACAATACTTGATGATATTGCCCATACAGAAACCTTCACCATGTCCACTATCGATAATAAACTCAGTAGACTGGAACTTGTTGAAAGAGTAGTGGCCATCATAAGTGGCGGCCACATAGTCGTATATCTCTTTTATAATCTTGTCTTCGTCAAACTTAAACTTCTTACTCATTTTTTCATCATCTTAATTTCATCAGGATCAGCGGTTGCAGTTGCGCCAAGTTGAGCGAGATCACTCAAACTACCACCGAATGTATATGAACCAGTGTGAAGCAGACGCATCCATGGACACATCCAAGTCTTGACACCAATCTTACGCATCCACTGACAGAACATGTAGTCTTCGGACAGATAACGCTTTGACTCAGGATCAATCAGTGCTTGGAAGTACATCATGATTTCACGACTACCATCAAAGTGCTTTGTGCGAACATGATCAGGTAGATATGAGTAATCTGGATATGCTTCATCGAACTTTTTGAAAGCATTCTTAGTGATCATCATGAAACCAGTACCACCTTCAAGAACTGGAACAGGCTCATCAAGTCTTACTTTTGCGCTATCTGTATCTGGATTGAAAACATAGTCACCAACAAATTTTTCTAGATCGCCTGGGTTCTCATCAGCCCAGCCTTTATCAACAGCACGTTTAATCTTTTCCCAAGCAATAGTCTTCTTTGGATAAGGACCACATAGGATATCCATGCGCTTACTATCATCAGGCTCATCTGGATTAGACAAAGCGGCTAGTGTGATGACATCGTTAGGATCAAAACCAATGTCAGAGTCGATAAACATAAGGTGCGTATAGTCACCACGCATGAACTCATCTACGCAATAGTTTCTTGCTCTAGTGATTAGAGATTCATTGAAGAGATAAAAGAACTTGATATCCATCTCATACATGGCACCAAGTTTTGCTAGATCAGCAGTTGACTTTGTGTACATGCCATGACAGTTACCACCATACATGGGCGTTGCAACAAAGATTTTTTTCTTTCGCAACTGCTCTAGTTCGATTGTGATTTCCAACTCAAAACTCCTATAATAAAAACATTGTGTAGATTATATAGTAAGAAAGCACCCAATGTCAAGGCACTTTCTTAAATATTTTCAGTTATTTATGTGACTTAGAATGGTACTTCTTCAGTCAACTCTGACTTCTTCAACTCTTCCTCACACTCAGCATCAGCATCTACCTTAGTGTAGAGATCACGGAACGAGGTCTTAGTATCTTCATCGAACCGATTGATGCACATCTCAATCGCAGTCATACGATCACCGAAAATGCTGTATGCTTTTGCAATGTGGACCAGACGCCGTGTTGAGATAATCTCATCGACACCACCATCATAGTAAGTCTTACGAATGATGTCAGCCCAGTCAACAAGCAACTCTTCAAAGTTGTCCATCACATCGATGCCGAGATCATCAAACACTTTACCGAGAATCTTTTTCTCAGTAGCAACTGGTGGATAAGACTGCTCGACAGTGATAGGGAAACGCTCAAGAAACGCTTCATTCATCACGTTAGTGCCGATGAAACGACCATCGTCAGAACCTTTACCCTTGGTATTGGCAGTGGCGATGATCGTAAAGCCCGGAGCAGGCTTGACATACTCACCAGTCTTCTTGATGAAGTAGCCTTTGCCTTCGAGGATTGACTGCAAGCACATAACCTTCGCTGGATTAGCGAGATCAAGTTCATCTAGCAGTGCAACGGCGCCACGCTCCATGGCTTTAATAACTGGACCTTTGAAGAACTTGGTTTCACCGTTTACTAGACGGAAGCCACCAATCAAGTCATCTTCATCAGTCTCAACTGTAAAGTTGATACGGATAACTTCACGCTTTGCTTGAGCGCAAGCCTGTTCGATACCGAATGTCTTACCATTACCTGACAGACCTGTCACATAAACTGGATAGAACATACCTGATTTGATGATTTGCTTAATCTTTTTGAAATCACCAAATGGAACAAACAACTCATCTTCTTCTGGAATCAAGTTCTCAGTGAATGATTCAGTTTCGACATTCATGTTTGTGACAAGTGTGTTTGGAAGAAGTGCAACTTCTGCCTCTGGCTTTTCTACTTTAGCAACGCCAGGCAGTTCATACATACCGTGACCTACACGATAGTCTGGCTTGTTGAGGAGCCATGTTGGACGGCGAAATCCATTGTTCTCAGCAAGTTTGATTGCTTCAGCCCGTGTGACTGTTGAACCAAACTCTTTCTGGGCCAACGCTACAAATGCTTTCTGGGTCTTGTTCAGTTTACGCATAACAAATCCTCTCTCAGTTGCGAATCACTTTTCTCATTACTTGTTGAATCTAACATAATACAACGATGATGTCAAGGGCTATTATGCTACCAAGTCGATAAACTTGGAAAGCATAACTCGACTGCCCTTGCGTGTTTTGTTTGCTTTCTTAAAAGCAGAACGTATCTGAGCCTTGGTAGCATCCTCAGTGACTTCGATTGCACCATTAGATGTCTCAAGTGCTTTACCACCTAGAATGCCAAAATATGCACTGTATCCAAAGTTCGGTATGATGCAGTAGTTATCCTTCTTTAGATCACCCCACATATTCTCTCGCTCAAAATAATCACCAGTTGGAATCTCACGCAAAGCAGAAGGCTTCCGATAAGGTAAGATATGAAATCCAATCACGTTAGAACCAGTGTGATCCCGAAAGATTCTCAGCAGTTGAGGCGTGGCACGTTCACCGTTGTTGTACCGATACCGCTTTTTAGTTACTGGATCAGTCATGTAACATACTACATTCTTATCGAGTCCAGAATACCGACCGAAGTCCAAATGTCTTTCGGTGGTGTACTCGTCCTTACCTGTAAATGTTTTTTCCTTGGAACTAAACTCCATAGCGGCGCTTGCACCATCTGTCAGATAGATTGTGTTCACTACATCCAATCTATTTTTGTTTTTGAAGATATCATGAATGATCATACCAGCAACAATAGCATCATCAAGTGGTGTACCGCCAAGGTAAAGAGGACCAGGCAAAGTCCATTTCATAGTGTAGCGATTACTCCACCGATCAAAGAACTCGCCCATTGCAAGCATTGCTTTACACATTTTCTGATAATCATTCCGGCTCATCTTGTTTGAGAAGAACTGAACCAAGCGAAAGTCGCCGTCATAGCCAATCTCATAGAGATCGAATATATCACGATGATAATATCTGTTATTACGATCCCATCTATCGGTGAAAGCATAGACCTCGAAAGGAATGTTTACTTGCTTACAAAACTGTACAAGGTTTAGTAACTGTTCGATGGTGTTCTTTATCTCAGACACCATAGAGCCAGACCAGTCGATGAACATCAGCAGACCATGGTTCTTACCCTCAGGCAACACAGTCATTTTCTTGAAGATATCATCACTGTACATGTAGTTGTTCATTTTGAGAGTATCGATGACACCAGTTTTAGAGATAGTAGCCCGCTTGTATTCAGCGGCTCTTTTCTTCATCTCAAACTCTTTGACAAGGTAGTTGATTGTCTTTTTGTTGTCACGCTGAAAGACTTTAAGCAGTTCAGCACCATCATCAAAAGCCTCTGGACGATCATCGAACAGAGACAGTACTGTTTTGTAATCGACAATACGATCAGTTGTCACTTTAGTTTTGTTGGTTGGAAGTGTCAGATTGAAGAATCTCTTATCAGGATCAGCACCAAACTCATTAGAAATGTTTTCATTCAGTGACTTATCGGTAACAGATTCAGGACCATGCTCACCACCGTCATGACCGCTAGTAGTGTTCTGAGACCCCTCTGAATCGCTCTTAGAAGCGTCACCAGTGGTGTCTTTAGTACCTACTGATGATTGATTGTCTTCTTCCGAATCGCCTTCCTCAGAGCCGCTTTTCGCTTGATCATTGCTCTCTGTCTCCATGTCAGATTCGTATCCGAAACCTTCAGAAATATCGTATTCGCCTTCATCGGAAGTGTCTTCATCGCCGTATTCCTGTTGCATTTGAGCAAAAGCCTCAGACATCGCCTGTTGCTCTTCCTCATGTTCTTCTTTTGCTTTACCATAAAGACGAGTAGCAATATCGATTACTTGCTCAAACGTATCAGCCTTGTCAATCTCAGAAATCCAAGACTTCTCTTCTTTACTGAACTCAACACCGACAGTTTGTCCACACTTGAAGAATACGTTCAGACGGTCGATGAGTTTGAAACTATTTATTTCTTCAGAACTTTTTCCGAAGAAGCCATCAGCAAGCATTTTCTTGTAAGACTTGATGAATGACTTACGAAGGCCGGGATACCGCTTTTGAACCATCCGCTCAATACGGGCGTCCTCGACTACGTTCAGAAAAGACTGAAATCCTCTACCACCATTACCAGCGGCGTCCATCCACTTCTGAGCGGGCGTGTAAAGAGCGTGAGCAATCTCATGACCCACTAGATGATCATAAGTGTAGTTTTCCATGCCATCCCAAAGTGGCAGTGTCAAAACACGATCTTCAACATTAAATGAAGCAGTCTGCACATTCTCATGAACTACCGTAAGATTCTCAGTAGCAAGCAGACGAGCAAGGACTTCTTTAGACTGGATATTTACCATTTGCGAATCACCTCTCTCATTACTTGTTGAATCTATCATAATGGTTTACATATGTCAAGGGCTGTTTTAGAAGAAATCGTCAATAGTTCTATTTGATGTATTGTAAAGCAAAATCTCAGTTGCTTTCTTTGCTTCATGACCTTCTTCGGTTTTCTTTCTTCTACCAGCGGTATATGTAACAGGAAACTTCTTACATATCGCATTTCGATTGTCAAAAAAACCATCACCGATATCACGATTTGCTAACCATACGTTGCTGTTGTTTTCCACATTAGCAATCAACTTCTCACACTCTTCATCAGAGAATGGCTGATTGTAATCCGCAAAACTACCACGATAAGGTGGATCATAATATGTGAAATCACAAACTGGTGCTTCACTCCAGTCACCGCACAACAAATGAGTCGTTCTCTCGTTCATCATTTTGTGCCAGTAGTCTACCACACCTTTATCGTAAACCTTGTCTTTTTGGTTTAGCAATCCAGCAGGCGTACCATATCGATTGTTTGTGTTTTTGTTGATCTGCCAGATACCATTGAATCCAGTCTTCATAAGGAAGTACAGAACAGCAGATTCTTTTACCTCACCCCAAGTTTGATAGTTCCAAGCATTCTCTTCCCTCAAGTCGTAGTAAAACTTCTTCCTATCTTCTTTTGATAGTGGTAGGTACTGCTTGGAATAGTCATCAAGAATGGAGCAAAACTCTTGTTTGTTATCACGAATGTGTGTGTAGATACTTACCAATCCTTTATTGATGTCGTTTATCCAAATCTCTTTTGGATTGTATCTCTCAACGACATATAGAAGCATTGCTCCACCACCGAAAAATGGTTCAGAGTATGTTTCTATATTTTGATCAGGCATAAGTGGTAAGTAATGCTTTAGCATCTTGTTCTTACCACCAGCCCAGATGAATAAAGGTTTAGTCATTATATAGCCACATTCACATAACCATCTGCGATTGCTCGTGTATCACCGCCACGCTTGAACTTTGGAGTAAACTTCAATCCAAGTTTATCGATATCAGTCAAATCAGCAATATTCACAAGTGTCATTTTCTCATCATCTATGTATATGATGTTGTTCCAACCATCAACACGCTTATAGTTTTTCAAAGCAAACTTACCAACAGCGGTATTGAAAGCAA